TGGCATCTGATTGCTGTATAAAAAATCGTTTATTGCTTTTTCCCGATTTTGTTTTGCGTTTGCAAGTTTGCGATTGCGATACGTCGCGCCTCGAGCGCTGTTACATGGCTTGCAACTGGCAACGTAACCATCTTCTATTGTTCCGCCTTTATCACTCTCAACAAGGTGGTCAAGTTCTGTTGCTGTGTTGCGTTTGCACCAATGACACAATGGTTGGTCGCGCAGTAATTCAGCGCGTGCTTGTTTGTAAATCGTGGTGTCGTGTTCGGTTAGTTTGCGTGTCATGCTCGCGCGCTTCGCTTGCGCTGACGCGGCGCTTGCGCGCCTTGTCCTCGGTCTTGGTGGGTTGTGTTTGTTGTCGGGTTCATGTCGGTGCTTTCTTTGTTTGTTAACTGTATGTCATCTGCAGGTCAATAGATGTGTGAATGCTCCACCCACCAGATTGCCCATCCTGGTACCCATTGCATTCAGTCGATTATGTTTACGACTCGCCTCGGCGCTTTGCCTTGCTCATTTCGTCTTGCATGATTAAGGGCGCGCCGATCTACCCACGTTTCCGTGTGTCACCAACTGCCGTGCGAATGGCTTAGGTCGTGCTACTAGCCGATTGTTACTGTCTGGGATTGCTGAGAGTGTAGAGAATGTACTCCATGTCGCTTGGCTTCCAGACCGCTGCATGACAGCCAGCCATCTCACAAGCGTTTAACCAAATCTTTTGTCCAGGCGTCAACTTGCCCTTCTCTGCCTTTAACTCAATAACCAACGGCCGACCGCCTTGGAATGGATGCACCATGAACAGATCAGGGAAGCCTGCATCGCCTTGCACGTTTGTCATCCAGCGTCCGCGACTGTTTTGTGCCGGCAGATCATGATGCACTAACCAGCCGTAACGCTTGGCAACGCTAATCACCATGTCCTTAAAATCGGCTTCGCTGATCTTGGCGTCTAACTTCACTAGATAGTTTCCGTCCAAATCTTGTCTGCCAAGTGCGTGATTGCGTATCGAGTCTTGTCTATGGCTTGTCCTTGTTCAGGTAACAACTGCAAGTAAAGAGCCTGTAGTCGTTCAATCGCGCTAATCATTTCTTCTAATGTCATTTTTTGCTCCTTTTGCGTCCAGCGACCGTGCGTGGGTCGTCAAACATTGTTACGAATAGTGTCAGCATCAGGCCAAGCAGAATGCCTACGACATTTGCCCACAGAAACCACATCATTTAAGACGCTCAATAATCTTGGATGCTTCATGCGATTTAAGCAGCTCAAGAACCGCGCTGTCATCGTTAAGGTTTAACTGAATCATCTCCAGCAATGCCAGGTCATCCATGCCTTTGTCTTTGGCCAGTTTCTTTATGTAGCCGATCTGTTTTGGCGTGGCAAATGCACCAGAGGGTATGTGCACAGGGTTCTGCCGTGTGTCGGTCGGTGTGCTTAGGCGCTCAACCTTTTGCATCTCATTGCGTGACGGTCTTGGGCCACTTGCTGGGGCCTGTAACGGGCAGTTGGCAATAGCGCGCCCAATCGCGCTTGTTTCGCAATTTTCTACAAACGATGTGGCATTGACGCCGCGGTCGCTTTTAATTTCTTCTGCATAGCCCGTAGCGACTGGCACCTTGTCGTCCTTGTCTGCGTACAGTTCGCAATAGAACACGCAAGCATCGCCTGTGTAGTTCATCATGCAGGTGTACACGCGCCCGTTTGGGTATGCAGCCCACCAGCGGACTAAGCGTTGCTCAACTGTCTCGTAGTTGCTTAGGTCAAAGCCCATTAGATGCCTGCCCACACAGATAGGCGTTGTGCATGGTCGTGCGCGCCACCACGTTGGGCGTATGCCAGTTCGCCTGTGTTGCGGATAATGCCACGACGCGCAGCTGCGTTTAACCGACCAGCAATGCCTTTGGTGACAGGAAACTGATCGCCTAAGTGTTTCCAAATGTCGTCAGATGTAAAGAAGCCTTTAGTCCGCGCAACGTGCAAGATCGCAGCATCAACTTGGTTTTGTTCAATCTTTGTCCAACGCGCATCAGCAGACGACTGTGACGCCAACATCCCTTGGATGAATGGCGCTTGTTTTCTTGCCGGCACACGGCCGTCACATACGAAATGTGTCTTGCCTTGAATGTCGGGGTAGGCAATGGTTTCTTTGCAGATCGTGCAGGTTTTCATTGTCGGAATCTCCCTTGTCGGTTAGGAATGTGCTTGTAGTGCTTTGATTGCTAAATCGAGTGTAGTCACATCGTGTAATGGCATTGGGTCTTCTAGTGATAGCGAGTTCTTCATGCCTTTAAGACGCTGGATAATGCTTGCGTGAGGGTTTTTCTTGACAGCCATGATGTCGTCAATTAAATCAAACATTGCCATTGTGTAATTTGTTTGCATCGCTTGCTCCAATACCATTCGTCGGGTTTCTTCTGATAGTTCGCCTTGATTCCATGCAACACCTTCGCTCATTTCACACTCCATGGCCCCCAGCCGAACCCGTAGCGCTCGACCCCGTAGTTGTATATTTCTAAACCTGCAAGCAAGTTAGTTTGAGCGTGTAACAGATCAGACGTCTGGTTAATGATGCCTTTGCCTTGTAGCCATTTTGTCCATGACCGATCGTTGATCTGCAGCAGACCGTAGTCCTGTGACTTGTCACGGTTGAGTGTCTTGTTGTGAGCATTTGGTCGGCAACCGCTTTCGCGAGCCATCACAGCCTCTAGCACGGTGCGCTGATCGGCAGGCCAACCAAGGTTCACAGCAAGCGCGCTAAACTGCTCACAAGCCGAGCTGTGCGGGTCAATGTAGATCGTTGAGCTTGTCGTCGTGGTCGGCTCAATCAGGTATGGCTGCACCTCAAACGGCGCTAAAGCGATAGTCCCAGACGGGCTACTAGACGCGTCAGGAGCCCCTACAGCGACCGTAAAGCCAAAAACGGTACAAAGTACTAACCCAATGATTTTTTCTGCAAAATAGTTCATCGTTTCTCCAAAGGTATGGGCACGCCCCAACTGGATGCGTGCGATCTGAATGCGATTTGTCCCATTAGGAACTTGCCCGACTCTGGGCTCGAAAATATCTGCACCAAGATTTCTTGGCCGTTGTCCATCACTCCCGTATAGACGCTGTAATCAACTATCTGTGGGTCAGTCATTGCCTGTCCTTCTGTCGGTACTCCGACCTTAGAACATAGATCAAGCCTTGGGTGGGATTTCCCCGAACACCTTTAGGAATGCGGCTTTTACCCAGATCACCGAGTCGGCAGCTTGTGGAGAAATCTCAATGTGAAACCACCGACCGCCAGGTGCACCTGACACGGTTTTGCTGTCGTAGTTCTTCCAAGCCTGTCGGTCGCAACGCCATGCCGCGCCAAATTCTTTTGGGAAATAATCAATCACCATTTGTATGCCCAACTCGTTTGCATGAGCGATCATTTTGTCAATGAATTCTTTAGCGTTTTTGCGTGTTGCGTTTGGATGTTTTTCGCTTGTAGTAAATCCAGCGTCCCACGCCCTGCCTGTTGCGTGAACGCTTAGAGTTCCTGGTTTCCCCTTGACGTCGCGCTGGCCCCAACTTCCGAGATTGACAAACGCGCCATTCGAGTGCGCCGTCACTTGTTTTATGAACTCGTTCATGCCGTCACGCGGCGCTGGTGATGCGCCGTCAGCGTTGCCAATGTAGTCGCGTGCGTTTGGCACGCCAGCCTTAGCCTTGGCTACTGCCACGACCAAACTTCATGTCTTTAGGGTTGAAGTAACGCAACGCTGTTGGGCAGACCGCGCCGATTGCAGCTGCTAAAAGTGCGGATGGGTCTGTGTTGCCTGTTACTGCGAGCGCAACTACCGCGGCGAGCATTGAGCGACCGTATGAGGCAAATAGGGCTTTGTCTTTAGGCTTCAACATCTTTGTCTCCTTCTTTTGCTTTTGATTTTAGCCCGTTTGAGGCCACTAAGCCTGACAACGTGCCAGTCATAAAGACGGTGAGGGTTGATAGCAGGTCTATAAATGCGGAGTCGTTAGGGCTTTGATGGCCGATCGGCTGGGTCACAAACATGAGCGCATAAACAAATCCAAGCACGGTGATGGCAAACACGCTGGCGAGAATGATTCCGACAACAACGATTAGTCGAGCGTGGAGCTCCTCGGGTTTAAGGCGTGCTCTCATAAATTAAATCCCTTGTGCACGTTCCAGATGGATTGCAGAGTGGTGGTTCGCATTCAGGCTTTTGCCAGTTGGCTGGGTCTTGGCATGGGTAACGGTATGAGCCGTCATAACCGCATCCAGCGCAACCCCACAAGACGACCGCAACAAGCGCGACGTATCCGATGAGGTAACGCCATTTCATGCAGGCCGTGTTGGGAACTTAATCTTCTTTGGGTCAGCGTTGTTGGCTGGTAGGTCGCGCAAGGCTTGACGGTAGGTTGCCCATGCTGTTTTGTCGGCTGTGCTGTCGGCTACTTGTGTCCAATCGCAAGCCGCCAGTTCGGCGTTGCGCCATAGACGAAAACGCTCAAAAAAATAGTCGTCAGGTACTTCGTCTGCGTTTTCGTGTGGTGCTACGAAATCTTTATAGTTCATTTATGCCGCCTGATAAATTGCGTTAAAGAAAACAATGTCGCCGCTAGCTACGGTAATTGATGGGAATTGACCAAAAAGTGAGCCGCCAGTACCGTTTGCAAACATGGACATGGCAGTTGTGCCGTTTTGCACAACCGTTCCGTTGTATTGAACAGTTGTACTACTGTCATAAAAACCGCCTGCGCCAATAGGTGCACCAAAACTTCCGCCACCTGTTGCAGCAGTTATTGGCAAAGTTATGTTTATAACATTTTCTGCCGTTCCAGCACTCGTACAAGACAAAGACACAGAAACAAACACAAGTTTATTTACTTGTGTATATTTTGCATATTGAACTGTGTTAGTGACGTTTACGCCCACAGTCAAAGTCGGCGTGTAACTTGTCCACGCTTCACCAATGCCGTTTAACTCGGCTGCCGTCAGGACATCGCCTGCTACAAATGGGAATGGGTTAGCCATAGTGTCTCCTATCCTAAAACATTGAACTGGTTAAGTGTGCCATATGTGAGGTTGTCCAAGATCAGCTCATAAACAATAACGGTCGGTGATGTCGAGTACAGCACACGGTGGCCTGTGAAATAGTCCAAATAATGCTCGATGCCTTCCACGCTTAAATCCTGTGCCAATTCGGTTGTGCCGGCACCGCTTTGGAACGTCTTTTCAATGCTGATCGTGTCGCCTATTTCTACGGTTGCCAGCGTGTCCTTTTGGGCGTCGGTCAGCATTAGGAATTTGGTTTCAACCGATGTAAACCGTGGCTCTGGTATTGGGTTGAGCAGGTAACTGGCAGCGGTGTTTATGGCGGTTTGCTCATGTAGCAGGCTGTTAAGGATGCTGCTTGTCTGAATAAAGTATTCCGCTATAGAACCTGCGTTGGTCGCTGTTGCAGTCTTGCCGTCCAGCCCTGTAACCACAGACCTGTTGATCACCTCGTTCGCCTCAAACGAAATGCCGAGACCGTCATAATTGATTTCGGTGCCGTCGTCGTGGAAGTCTGCTACAGACGCGCTAAGGGTTGTTCCGATGCGTTCCTGAAATGTGAGCGTGCCGTCCTTCGACATAAACACACGACCAAACTCTGCTGTCTCATTAATTTGGGTTATGTATTGCAACACGTTCGTTCCTGCCGGCACGGTGTAGTTGCTGTCATGTCCAAGGTTCACGGTGCCTGTCGCAATGTTGCGTTGTAGCGCAGGAAAATCAACCTCTGGTAGGTCAAGTACCGTTTCTATGCGTTCGCCTGATGTTTCGGCAACTACGTTTAGTTCGTCCATAAAAGTTTGTGCCAATAGGTAGAACTGGTCAGCGCAATACACGGTCACGGTATCTAGGCCGCCGAGCGCAAAGTTGTAGTCATAGTTGACGACATAACCCGAAAACAGGTATTCAGGTGTGTCTGTTTGGTCGTATCGGATGAGTTGCACTTTACGCATAGGTGCAAGACCTGGCTTAGATTGCGGTGTGTCGTAATACGGACTGTTATCGTCAAACGGGTTAAAAATGCCGTCCACGTCGCGGATGGTAAATGTCATCGTGCCTGCGCTGAACTGATCGCCAATATCTCGACGACCGCGCCTTACATTGACTTGCGTACAGTCAGCCATCACGTCGGCATATTCGGTGTTGCCGTCAAGCACGAAGAACGTGTTATTGAGAATTCCTGACGTCACGTTGTCAAGCGTGAACGAGTTAACAATAAACCCTGTTTCTATTTGCAGGTCGTAGTTACCTGAATCAACAACCGCGACGCCTGGCATTAGGCAATGTTCAGAGCCAACGGCCCTGCACTCCGTGAGTAGGCGCGCAACGCGTTAACAACAGATTCACCTATTTCGGCGCTTGTGGCAAGACCGCCAGTTACGTTGATAGTTACTCCGCCGCCTGTGGCCATGCGATCTAATGGCACTACGGCTTCTGGGCCTGCTTCACCGATAAGAGCCAAGGTAGGTGATGACACGATGCCGCCATCAGCAAGTCGAGGAATACTCGGACGTCCAGGTGCAGGCTTATTAACTGTTTTGCCAAGTTGTGGCACGGGCACAGTTGGGGCTTTAGGCAAATCAGGCAACAACGGGATTGAGTTATATGCGCTAATGATTGCGTTAACTGCGCCGATAGCAGCGTTAACCATGCCGGCAAAGAACCCGATAACCGTGTTGACAATTAAGTTGATGCCGTCACGGAACCACTCAAACTTGTTGTACGCGGTTACAAGACCCACGATCAGCAATGCGACGCCTGCGGCAATAAGGCTGAACGGGTTAAGTGCCATAGCAATGTTTGTTGCCACGATCGCAGCGGCAACTATGCCGATAGCAGCTGCAATAGCCAAGAATGCTTTGGGGTTGTCTTGAGCCCATGCAGCAAACCTGTTAAGTACTGGTAGTACTGCTTGAAGAACGGGCAACAACGCAGCACCAATTGACTCTTGGGTTTCTCCAATGGAGTTTTTTAGAATCTTCATTTTGCCTGCAGCGGTTTCAGCACTCTTGGCAGTAGCGCCACCAAAAGTTCCGCCAAGCACGTCCATGATTTCGTTAAGGCTTGCGCCCTCTTTAATCATTGTTGCCATTTCTGGGCTTAATGATCGAAGCGCCTTAAAGTTGCCTTGGTAAGCCTTTGCAAGCGCATCAGCAACGGTGCTGGAATCGGTTTGCAGCGCTGTACTGATATCCATAACAAGGTTCATGTCTTTCATGGCCATGTCAACATCTTTTGTACCGCGCACTAAAGCCTCAAGGCTCTTGCGATATTCGGTGTCGGCAATACCAGACGCTCGACTCATCGCGCTGATTTGATCTTCAATTTGTGCGGTCTGGGCTTTGCCAGCGCCAGTCACATTCTGCAAAGTAAGCGCTAACGCCGCCTGCTCTTGCTGATCTTCCATAGCCGCTTTAGTTGCACTACCAAGTGCAGCCGCCAAACCAGCCAACGCTGCAGCTGCCGGCACCGCCGCCTTCTTAATTGCAAACTGTGCTTTCTCGCCAACGGTCTCAAGTTGCTGGAACTGTTTGACAGCCTTCTTTATCCCTGTGCCGTCAAATTCGCTGATAATCGGGATATTGATTGCCATTACGCGGTCTCTCTGTTCGCTTCATCCATGACGCGCTTAACCAGTTGCTCCATCTCGGACATGACATCGTTTTGGCGTTGCTCGTACGCTTTCCACATTACTCGCGAATTACGCCCATAGCGTGCAGTTAGCGCGCGGCCTAATGAGCCAGCCATGGACGTGTCAAACATTGTGCCAGTCGCGCCTTTCCATTGAATGGCAAACGT